AGACCTCAAAGCTGCCAATGCTGACGTTTGCCGGCGGCGGCTGAACGGAAGGGGGAATGATGGTGATCGGTGGCGCCTCAATCCGCGTGCCATTGTCGATATAGTCATACTTGCCCGATTCGTGCTGTACTGCGGTGATTTCATAGGTCAAATCCCCCTTGTCTTTGACGCTCAGCACGCGGAATTTCTGTGCCACCAGATCGATGTTGTCCACAGACCAAACGGACTCGGCCACCGGCGTCATGCTCCAGCGTGCCGTGACGGTGACGACATTGCCGACCACCGACTGCACAATTCTGGTTTCCGGTACCGCCGTCGGCAACATGCAGGTGATCTTGTCGCCAACCGCAATCACCGGCGCCTTATCGACTGTCACCGAGCGGTCCGTCGCCGAGTGAATACGACCACCGTTACGCCGCCCCATCCGTACCGGGTCCACGATGCGAATAATTTTTCCGGGCGCTGCCCGTAAATACTCGAGTCCCGTTGAGAACGTCAATATATCGGTCTCGGTATTGGAGGTCAGCAACGCCCACAGCCCGTGGCGATGTGCCTGCGCCTGCGAGGTGCAGCCGATCGGCGCCAGTTCAATTTGTTGAATGCCGTAGCGCCGCAAGCCATCGCGATCGATCACCGGTTCGACCTTTTGCCGGCCGCCGTCGGTATTGTCGTTCCAGCTGACCAGTGCAACGGTGTAACGCTGTGTCTTCGGACTGCCGGCACGCGAGAATTTACCGTCAATGACATTGGCCGCCGTATAGGTATAGACCGGATCGTCCGGCATATCCGCGCTAATGACAATACGACCGCCGGCCCAATAGGCCACCCCATGAAAGATGCCCGCAATGTCCTGCACCAGCTTATAGGCTGCCACACGCTGCTGCAAATAGAGGTTGCAGGTATAGCGCGGCTCCATCCCGCCCTTGCCGTCGGAAACCAGTACATCGCAATATTGTGCGATTCGGTACAATTCGTATCGATCAACCTGGGCGGCCGTGATCCGGCGGCCGAGACCATAAATGTCATGCAAAATCAGGTCATATAAAATCCACGCCGGATTGTTCGTGTAGGCGACCTTGAACGTGCCATCCCAAATTCCCGTATAGGTCCGCGTTGCTGCATCGTAGTTGGTTGGTACGCGGATAATGCGGCCGCGCATGTGAAACGAGCGCACCGGGATATTCTGGAACTGGGATGCATCGATCTGAATGCCGACCAGCGCGGCCATCGGATAACGAAACTTCGCATCAATGATTTCCGTGACTGACATGACATGCGTTCGATCTCCGACCGTAGCGCTGTTGGCGTTCGGCGTGATTCTTCGTACACGCATCGTCCAGCCGATACTAGCCGGCGGTAACTCGATCCGATGGCTACGCTCATAGGTTTGGGTCGTTTTACCATCGAAGGCCGTCTGCAGCACGGCGACATAGCTGCCGTTGTCGGTCGACAAGTCGATCGCATAGTCGACGCGATAACCGTTGATATTGCCGTTGCTGGTATCTGTCTTGCTTAAACCCTGTACGGACAAGCGCACCCGCACCGCCGACAACTGGGTATTGGTGATCGACCTGGCCCATGGATTGTCTGATTTCAACTCGACGCTGACGCCTACCTCGTTTTCTACCGAAGGAAAGCCAGCAATCGGCTCTTGCGTCTGTGTCCCGGGCCTAAAATCCACCGTCACATTGCTGAAATTGAGCGAGCCGTCCGGATTTTGCACCGGCGTGCCGCCGAGAAACACCGATTGCAATCCATTCACTGGCCCGACAATTTCCCCTGTTGAAATGAGATCGAGGGTCTTGGCCTTGGAAATGCTGCGCAAGCTGTCCCGTGCTTCCGTTGGTGCGCTACCACCGCCACCCGATTTACCGCCTCCGGAACCAACAATATCGCGGCGTTCCAGTAAATGTGTTGTCATTGTTGATCCTCTGCATAAATACCGCCTGATACCACCACGGAGCCGACAATGGCTTCGCCGTACAGCAAGGGCTCCGGATTGCCCTGTGCCTGCGTATTGACTGCACCGTTCATGTTGTACGACGCCCCGTTGTTGGCACTGTCCTTGGAGCCAAGACCGGTTTGCTGCGGCGACAGCATTTGGATGACACCGCCGAGCATCATGCTGGCGCCCAGTTGCATGGCCCACGTTTGCGCGAAATACGCGCCGACCACGACCAGCACGGCGCCCACAATCGTCTGAAGAATGCCGCCGCGCTTAGATCCCTGGAGAATGGGGGCAATACGAATGTCATCGGTACCCGCCGGATCGCGGATCCGATCTAGACCTATGTTGCGCGTCCCGATGAAGCACGCATAGGCAATGCCGCGATCGGCGCTACTCATCAGCTCCCGCTCGAAACTGGGAAGCATCGCGCACAGTGCGCGGATGGCGTCGCCGGTGCTATTGACCGCAAAGCGATGAACGCGACCGAACTGGGTACCGAGTTTCCCGTAGAGCCGGATAGTGCGTACTTTTTCCATTGCGTCGCCAAAAAAAATGCCAGCACGCGGCTGGCCATCAACAAAATCACTTTCGTGGACTAATTTCAAACGAACTAACCAGGCACACCGCGATACCGTAGTACCGCGCGTGTCACCTGCAGCCAATGGCCACCGAAGACGACCTTGCAAGAAAGCTGGCCGTATTCATGGTGGATCATCCATTGCCAGCCACCGTCGATATAGACGCCAGCATGATTCGGGTGATGTTTTGAGCGGATCTGCATCAGGATGACATCACCGACTTGCAGGTCAGCGACACCCTCCGGCACAGCCTCGAATCCTGCCTTTGCGTAGTTGTCCAGATACAGGTTCTGGATGCCGTCGTCCCACCAGCCATCCCGCCGCTCGAAGTCAGGCAGCACAATGCCGCGCTCCTGCTGATACCAGCGCCGGATCAACGCGTAGCAGTCGTGTATACCATGCACGAACGGCAAGCCCAGCAAGGGGGCTTCATAGCCGGACGGTGCGAAGGTGTGGATTTCTCCGGCGACGACAGTGCCGGCATCGCCTTTGCTGACATGAACAATATGCCAAGGAACGCCCCCTTCTTCGCAGGCGTCCAGATCGGCAGGCGACGGCAAAGGCGGTCGATCCGGATGGCTATGCACCACCGCCAAGATCTCGCCCATATCAGCCGCCGCGACGTAATCTTCCTTCGCCAGCCTGAAATCCTCATCGTTCCTGGCGATATTGGTACACGGGACATATTTGGTCATCCGTCCCACTTTGATGACCAGGCCACAGCACTCGCGCGGATACTCGCGGACCGCATGCGCCCGCATAGCGCGTTCAGTGCTCCTGTTCATGAGCGCACCAGCCCGGCGGCCGCATAGGAGCCCCAGTTGATGACCTCGAACTCGCCAAAGCGCTTCTTGCAGTCGGAGGTCAATCCACCGCAATCGTCCTTTGCCGGGTCATCGGTAGCATTGCCATCCTTGTCAAACATCGCTGCCCCCGTATAGTTGCAGTAGGCGCCACGATAGCCGTTGTTGCGTACCCACCAGCACAGGCCCGCGATAATCTGTTTCCCGGGCAGCATTTCCCCGTTCAGATCGAGGGCGTTGCGTAGCGCAAACGTGACCGTTTCACTGGTCTCGCTCTTCTTTTGCTCAATAAAATACAGGTCCGACGGGAATTCTTCCCCCGGATCCGCGCTGGGATTTCCCCCCTCGAAATTGCGCGCATCGAGGTATTGACCAAGGGTGGTACGTCGGGCCACCTTCGCACCAGCCAGGTCGGCAAGGTAGATACACATCGAGGAGATCACGCCAGCGACCGGTTCGCCATGGGCGTCAAGCCCGATATTGCCGACGGCCAGCGTCGGCGCCGGCTGCTGGCCGTCACTGGTGATCTCAAAATCCGTCGCCTGAATCGCCCAGGGCGTGTATTCACTTCCTTGCCACCAGATAGGGCCGGTTTGCTGGTAGCCGTGAAACCGCAACACGTCGCCACCAATGTCTGTCGCATCGAGCTCGAAGAGCTCTACCCGAGCACCTGGTGCAAGGGATTGAATGTCGGCTGTGATCATGGGCTAAAAGATTCCTCAAAAGTGACTGCAATCGTAAAAATGCCGCCACCGTGGTCCGTCGGTTGGTATTCACCGGCCTTGAACTGGGCCTGCTTACCAAGTGGCGGCGTCCAGTAAAACGACCGGCTGCCGGCATGCCGATCCAGAAATGCGGCAATGGCCCCCACCTTGGCGGCCGTACCCGTAAAACTGAGCGGCCAGGAGCTATAACGATTGTTGATACCGTCCGGCGCCGTCTGCGCATAGCCATCGCCAAATTGCGCTTTTAACACGCGAAATTTGACGGCGCCGCTCGATTCGATCTTCGGTATCCAAGTAAATGTTTCAATGGCCATC